GTTTTTCGTCCTACTAAATGCAACAATTGAATGTAAGACAACCAAGGCGCGCGGTCGCAGCCGTCCCGATTCCCCCATCATTTCCCAAACGAGCGTTTGATTATCGCCCTCAAGGTGATAATGATATGGTGCGTGAATTGGGGAGGTTAGGCGTCAACGCTACCTTGTCTCGAACATTGAATTCTAATGATCATAAAATTTCTGCTGCTCTCCGTGCTACTCTCACGGCTTATGCGTACGGACATTTCTTTGAGAATACTCATTTTACTGTTCAATCCATTTATGGCTCTCCACGTGATATTTCAATAGCCAATTACTTAAATTCAAGAGCGATTGATCAAAACGATAGTATAATAGTTAACTTACATAGACCCCTCTTAGTTGCTCAAGATACCACCCGAATTCGTGCTCAAGTTCGTGATACTCCATTCGACGCGAATGCCGCGATTTTCTTAGTTGATGTTTATGAAACCCAAATGGGACCTTTATCCCCTGCAGTTATTATGGATTGGGTTAGTAATTTACATCCTGATGTTCCGCGGTTAAATTGCGTTCAATGGTTAGGTCACGTTTTTAAAGGCGATGCGGGAGTGGTTAACAACGAAGGAGGTTGGATACGTAAGGATAATAAAATACTTTTCCGTTCTGATATTCGTAGTCAAACTTATGCTCCTCATGATCCTTGTGATTGGCTGTGGAAGACTAGTTCCTATCGTGATGCGAGAGGCACATTGGTGTGGGCTGAACGTAAACATTTGGGTGACATGGTTCTTTATACTTTTTCCGTAGTTACCACAGATGTTTATGTTACCCCTGAACCCTCAGTAATTAAAGAATTTGAATATATTGATGTCCCGTACCTAGAAACTTCTGCGAGTCCTCTTGTGGCTTTTATTCAACAAAAATGTCTAAATTATGTCCCTTTTGGCGTGCTAGATCTTTTTTCTTTGTTAGGGAAGAAAAAGATGTTAGTACATCGTAAAACCTTCTTAGACTGCTATAATGAATCAGCTCATCGCAGTTTTACTCCATTATCAAAACAAGTTTTAGTTCAGAAAGTTAAACAACTTTTTTCAGATTGTCAAAGTTATCAATTATTATTGAAATTATTTCCAAATGAATTGGATTTCGATGTTTTTTCCTTATCTTTGGCAGTTATGAATTATCGGTTGTATGATAAAACTCTGAGTTTACAGTGTGATAATGCTTTAAATTCTGCGCTTCGTGAACAATTTAATGAAGCAGCTGCTGGTGGTTACCCGTCCACCAACAGCTGGCGAGTTAAGATTTTAGTTACAGCAGTTTTGTTATTAATTATTTTGTTTTTAAGAAGGAGACGATCAGTACCAGCTAATTTCTCTCCCCTATTAAATAAATTATTTGTTTGTTTTGGTGCGCCAATAATAGAGGAATGGCTCAAACGTAAAGTCCCCGGGATGAACGCCGCTCTTCCAGTTGTGGAATTTGTGTTAAATATAATGTCCTATTCAGTAGGTGATGCTATGCGTCCTTTGATTATTCATTTCATTTGTAATTGCTTACCTATGAAATGGGCCATTATTTTACACTCCCTATGGAATATTTTCGCGACGTGTTGTCCTGCGCAACGTAAAGTTCCTGAAGCCACTCTTCTTAGTTATGCTGATTTTAGACAACATTTTTATTTTAGTGAATGGTCGACTCGCAAAATCCTTGAACCTCTGAAAACTTGCTCTGAAAGTTTCGATTTGTCTTTGAGTTTAACTCCGAGACAAATTGCCTTTAGTTCTCAACCCGAAAAAGATGATATACTCGTCCTTCAAGGCCAAATCCCGCTAGTTGAAGGAAATATATCAAACCCTTACTTTCAAATTTTACCAACTAATGTCCCGGGTTATGCTCCTGCTAAAGTTGATTTAAATTTATATCACGCCGTTAATTTACGTATCTTAGCTAAACCTCCTTTAGCTCCGAGAATACAGGAGAATAATTGGCGTGATGTAGAATTTTATCCAATTGATGATGAAGATGAAATTGAGTATACTGAGACATTGTTACCTTGGTTGGATCATTTTGAAGGAAAGAAGAAAAAGAAATACTTGACTCAAGCTCAACAAATGCAGCAAACTGGTTTTGCAGCACTGGAGAAATACGTTAAACGTACTGAACTCTTTGTTAAAACTGATGAATTATTATTGAAAATTAAAAATGATATGATGGTTATGAAACCCCGAATTATAGCGAACATTCACCCCTCCGTTCAAGTTTACGTTGGACCTTATATATATGAAGCTCAGCAGAGGTTGAAAAGACAATGGTCTTACACTTCCCCTCCGAAGTTTATTTTTAAACCGTGGGAGTGTACTAGACGTTTCTTTTTGACTTATGCTTGTGATGCTACAGATAAGAAATTGTCTGATTGGTTGCAACATAAACTAGTTTCTCTTGGTGAGGATGATGTGGCTATAATTGTATCTGGTGATGATTCGTTAGTTTTGACGAAGCGTGAAGGAAGAATGCGTATTTATGAAGGTGATGCAAGCATGTATGATCAATCTCAATCATTTGGACCTTTGAGATACCAGTATGATGTTTTGGAGAGGTTAGGAGTCCCAGTTGAAGTAACTAATATCCTAGCTGATCTTGCCGGAAATAATTATGTCTTACATACTCGTGATCCTACTTACCATGGTATTATAAATAAGAAAAATCGTCCTATTAGAGACACCGGTGGCACGGACACGAGTATTGGTAATTCTTTGATAATGGCAGTCGCTTGGATATTTGTTGCTTCAAAAGATTTTGATACTTCCTGGTTTGATTATTTAGGTTTTGAAATGAAATTACGTGTTTTTGATAATATTGAAGAAGCCACGTTCCTTAAGGGACGCTGGTATACTTTAGACGCTTCTTCAATGGATCAATATCATTATTTTTGGGCGCCGCTTCCCTCGAGAGTTTTAAAAATTGGGAAAGCGATGGTAGATCCTAGGGTGATCTACAAAACTAAAGATCTCATCAAAGGTGCTCGTTTATTTTTAAGTGATGTGGCTCATTCATACAGTGCATTTATGGCTGTTCCGATCTTACGTGTTTTCATACGTAATTTTAAAATTGGTGAAAAGATGTTTGATCAAATACCCGAATATGCAGTGCATGGTGAGGCTTGTCATTTCAAAATAGACGAGGTTGAAAATATGTATTGGTTGTGTAAACACTATGATGTTCCACCTTTGTTATGGGAAGAGGTAGAGGATATGTTTCCAAGCCAACCTTTTGTTTATATGGAGAGCCCTTTGTTTACGAGTTTAGCTCGTAAAGATTATGGTTAAGTTTATTATTTTGTTTTAAAGGCTGCCTTTTGAGTGGTTGGTAAGGCAGATAGGGTCTATTACCCTAGAGAAATTCAACGGGGCGGCGAAAATGCCGCAAAAACGTAATCGTAAAAAGAAAGTTAAGAAGAGTAAAGGAAAGAAGAAGGCTGGTTTGCCCTTTGGAGGGTTGGCTGGTCGACTGATTCCTGGATTAGATTCGATAGCGGAGAAGTTGGTTCCTAAACTTATTGAGATGCTCCCCTTTCCTACTTCGGGAACAACTATGAGTGTTACACCACCTTCAATGCTATCGGCTTATGATAGATCAATGCGAGTCACTGCTCCAGCTGCTAATGGAACCTATGTGGCTGGTCAGAAAGCTCGCATTAAGAGTACAAAAACCGGAATGAGAGTTATTCATCGCGAGTATTTTTCAGATGTCAATCTTCCCACAGCAAATTTCAATATAGCAATTGATCAACCCATCAATCCTGGAAATCGTGTATTGTTTCCTTGGTTATCCAACATTGCTAAACAATATGAATGTTATCGCTTTCGCTCACTTATTTTTATATATGAGCCAGGATCTTCTTCTACCAATGATGGGTTTGTGATGGCAGCTATAGATTTTGATGCTCAAGATTCTCCTCCAGCAACTAAAATTCAGATGATGTCATACGATGGGCACCGTGCCGTTGTGCCATGGAGTGCATTAGCCATGAGTTGTGCGCCTTATAATTTACGAAAATATCCACAGTATTATGTTACTGATAATAACACTGCTCCTCCAGACACTGATCCGAAAACATATTTTGTTGGTAACTTGTTTGTTGCCACTCAAAATGATTCTGATCCGTTTAATGGAGGCAATATGTTTGTTCAGTATGATGTGGAATTTTTAACTCCCCAACTCAATGCTTTCTCTGGCACCTCATCGTATGTAATAGATGCTTTGCAACAGGCAGGAAGTCCTTTTCCTGCTCTTGAATATTTAATTCGAGGAGGTTCTTTGAATGTGACCATTGATGGATTGACAAATGATCATACTAGTACTAACTCTATATTTGATGGTAATCCACACGAGTTCTTTATTCCTGCGCCAGGAGTTTATTTTGTTAGCATAAATGTTAGCTCGGTGGGTGCTTTTCCTAATGTTATTATATCAACAACAGGTCCACCTTTTGGTATTAATGAAGCATCCATTTATGTTACAGACGCAGCTGGCAATGCTAATGAGAGATTTTTCAATTTTTATGTTACTCAGAGCGTAGGCCCAGTGTGGTTGGAGATGACTGTTCAAAATGTCACCACTTCTTTCGTTGGTGACATTTTTGTTACTATATCACCAGTCGACAATGATACTTTTCAAGCGCTTATCCCTTTCTTCTCTCCCCCAATTTTAACAGTGATGTCTGTTGCTTCGAAAGCCCGTAGAGGCATTTCTCTCCATCCAAGCAACAAACAATTGGCTGATTTACAAGCCAGGCGTCCAAAGTTGGCGCTCACGAATAGTGTAAGTTTAAGTTCTTAGTCTATCCCCGTTGTTTAGAT